ATCGCTCCAGAAGGCCTTGGTGGCCGAGCAGGCGATGATTCAGCGGCGGCTTGAGGTGATGAACCGCCATGATGACATCGTAGACCTCCTGATTGAGGTCAACAAATCAGCGCGTGATTCGCGGGCCATATACGCACCAGGCAAAGAGCGCACGGTTTACTATCCAGAGGCCATTGAGAAGGTGTGGGACACCCTGACGGCCCGGATTGAATCCTACAAAGGCGAATGGGTTGGAAACCCAACACTCAAGGGGGCGGCCGATGAAATCGCAACGATGGCCAGCAGGATTGAGGACCAGGCCATAGGCATTGCGATCATGGAAAACACATGGCGAAGGATGGGTTTCTCTGTCACAGAGCGGGAGGCTGGGTTCCTTACGTCTACCGGGGAGCGTGTGCGTGTCGCCAGAGACCTCCCGGGCGAGATGCTTGGTAAGCTTCCGCTGGCAGTGCGCGACTTTGAGTTCCTCAAGGCCTTCAATAAGCTGCGAACCGACTCAACGGTCCACCGTCCGTTCGTGAACGCAGACCGCATTGCGGCCTTGAAGGAGCAGATATGGACAACACAGACCGCCAGAAAATTGAATCCCGAGCAGCAGGCCAAAGCGCTCAAGTCCCTGCGGGCTGAGCTTAGTGAGCTTGAGGCTATCTCAAGAGATCCATGGAGCATTGCCAGGGCAGAAAAAGAGATCGCCATGGTGCAGCGAAACCCGAAACTCAAGCCAGCAGTCCGCAAGAAGCAACTCAAGGTCGCCAAAGCAAAGCTCGAGGATGCAAGGATACGCGAATCCCTCAAGGAGCAGGGCTGGGTTGAGATAGGTCCCAACGCGGAAAAGGCAACGAGAGGAAGAGGCGATCACATCATTGCTGGCAAGTTTGTGATTAGCCCGGGACAAAAAGTGAAGGGCATCATCAACAGGCCGATTGGGAAAACGGGTTCCTACGAGATGGGAAACCTCAGGGGAATGATTCACGGCGACATTGCCCAAGAGCTGTATGGCGCCTACAAGATGACCAGTGAATATAGCAATTTCGGCATTAGAGCATTGAACTGGTTCAAGGGGACCAAAACAATTTTGTCCGGCGGCACCCACGTGACGAACTGGCTGGGCAACTTCCTCTACCTGGCACCAATGGCTGGAATCAGCCCGTGGAACCCCGCCAACTGGAAGTACTTCAAGCTGGCGGCAAAGGACTTTGCATCCAAAACAAAATCCCAGGAATGCTGTATCAAGGCATCTTCGGGACCGCCCAGCAGGCCCATAGGAACATGGCTCGCATGGTCAAGGGCACCTTCACGGGTGATCTACATATGGCCTTTGGTGGGGCAACGGGCGGCTGGCGTCACCTACAGAACCTCCCCAAGGGCATGTACCAGATGGGTGACGACTACTTTCGCTACACCCTGTTCTTGAAGAAGGTCGATAAGGTGGGTGCCTGGACCAAGGCAAGCAGGATTGCCGACGCAAGGGGCGCTATTGCTGGCCGACGTGCATTTGCCGACTACGAGAACCTGAACGGCCTGTTCCAGACCGTCCGCCGTGGTTGGTGGGGTCAGGTATTCATTGCCTTTGATGCTAGGACCACGCCGCTTGTGTTCAAGACGCTACAGGAGTCGCCTTATGCCATTTCCTTTGCGCTGGCTGTGCATGACCACATGTCAACACAGAACATGGTTGACTCAGGATTCGACCCGCACATGGCGGACTACGCGCTCGAGAGCATCCCGGACTACGCCAAGTTCTCAAAGACGTGGCTGATGTCCATATTCCCCCTTCTCAAGACCCTCGAGCTGAAGGATACGGCACTCGAGGGGATGAGGATTAACTTCCTCAAGTATTTCCCTGGCGGCCGGCGTCTTCCGTTCATCAAGGGCGAGACGATGATGCAGTACCTTGGCCGTGCGTTCATGTCAGACAACCCGTGGCTATCCACTTACATGCACACGCAGAACGTTGATCCATTCTATCGTGGATCTATATACAAAGAGGGCATTGGCGGTGACAGCCCGGAGCTTGCGGCAGAGCGCATCCTTGAGCGCATCCGAATGACGTGGCTGCCGCCTGATTCCTTTGGGCTTGGGTACGGGTACAGGGAGATTCGTGTAGAAAGGGCCCGTCGTGGCGAGATACCCTATGGTAGACTCCAACCAAGGAGTTTGCTCAAGGAGCAGTTGGGTCGATGGGCGGGGCTCGACGTGGGTATCTGGGACATGGAAAAGCTGATGAGCACCGGGGATATGTCGACAGCAAACGAGATGAGAAAGCTCAGAATCCGAGCGCGCACCCTGGCGATCAAGGCAGAGCGTAAACAGGTCTCAATAGAAGACCTTGAGCGCGAATCCATTCATTGGAATCGTCAGTGGGCAGAGTTCTTGGAGCGGACGGCCAAGCGCAGCGTTCTGAAGGACTGGATCATCAAGAACCACCCTGAGATTACCGAACCGGAGCTACCCGAGATTGAACCAGAGCAGCTTAAGATAATAGAAACATTGGGGACAGAAGAGACGACCCCCAGGCAAATCGAAATTTTAGAGGAGATGAGCCCTTATCAGCTTCCTCCTCTCCCTGAAGAGGAGAAAAAATAAATGGCAACGATCAATTTTGGCGGCAGGGTCGCTCGAAGTGAAACCCAAGGCGATGTCTATCGACACAGCGGAAGGCTGCTTGCTCCTCATATGGAGAAGGCGACCATGACGTGTACAGACAGCGGTGACACAACGGCAACAACCGAAACATGGAGAGTCCTCCCCGAGTATTCCTGTGACACGTGGGAAGTGTTCATTGATGCCGAGTCGAACGACCCGGAGCTGATCATAAAGGGCATTGATGACTCTTACAGCGGTAGCGGGGCCACCGGCACAGCAGGCCATGAGCTAACAGGCATCTCCGGCTACACGGCAGGGACCGGGCTCGTGGCAGGCGACCTGCCGAAGAACTTTATCGTTGACCAAGCGTGGAAGGGGTTGGAATTCCAACTCAAAGACGCCAGTGACGCCACAGCGTTTGCGTCAGTTCCAATCCGCGTCAAGGCGTACCGCTCTGGTCAGAGCACGCTTAGCGGAACATTTGTCACCGGCACCGTCACGAGCAGTTAGGGGGAACAGATGCCAGTCAGAACAGGTATACGGATTTCAGCTCTACAGTCCGACCTTGATGAGCTTACCAGGGTAGACATTAGCTCTACCTCTACGACAGCAACCATATCCACTGAGGGTACGAAGGACCTGATCCTAAATACCAACGAGGGTACGAACTCTGGAACGATTACCATCGAGGACGGTACGTCTGGTGACATCAAGCTGGCTACGCAGAATGAAGTCCACCTTACCGGTGGCAATGTTGGGATTGGAACTACGAGTCCAGCGAAACAACTTCACCTTTATGGAGCATCAGGAGAGGTCGAGTTTCGCATACAGTCAGACACCTCCTTCTGTAGCATAGTCCAAAAAGACAACAACGAGATGATTATTCAAAACGCAGCATCCGGCGGCGTTATGATATTCCATGACGACACAGCAGAACGGATGCGAATTGATTCAGATGG